AGTTTATTTGGAAGATGAATCGCCAATATATAAAGAATTTATCGGGGGTAAATTATGAGCATAGTATATGTAGTGATAGATGAGTTTCACGGGATTATTGATGATATAAATGTTTATAGCAATAAACCCAAAAACCTAAAAACAATTAGCGAAGATGAAAAGCAAAGATGTTTTACATTAGAAATAAAGGAGAGCAACAATGAATAAAGAAATGATAATGACTTGGCTTAACCATTACGAATGTCCAAAATGCGAATACGCTTGGCAAGACTATTGGGATTGTCAAGTAGATGATGATTGTCCGCATTGTGGATGTAGGCATATCTCACCTATGGAAAGCCAAGAGGTTTAAATGATTGAAATACTTGGTTTTATTTTTGGTATTGGTTTTTTAATATGGTTAGTCATAGTCCTCGCGCTATGGCTAATCGTTAATCATTGGGGGAATAGATAATGTCGTACGATATAGCGCAATTCAAATACATCAACCACATGCGCGAACATTACGGATTAATAGGCGAACCCGAATATCCCTCCCGCACCCGCTCGCACCAAGACAAAAACGGCAATTGGGTACTTGTCTCACCGCAAGGCCTAAAAATGGCAAAAATATTTAAAAACGGGGATATAATAGCCTAACCAGTTAATAACCAATCAACGGGGCGCACTAAGATAGCTTTACTCTCCTTCCCCAAGTTAGCTATCGCGCCCCACCTGCTCGCGCAAGTGCGCACCTAAACCAACCAATAGAAAATGCTTCTTCCCACCCGCTTGCGATTTCCTCAACCGCTTGCGCTCACCCTCTAGCACACACCATAGAACCTCTTTCTCTAATAACTCACTCATTCCCCTGCTCGCGCTCGTTCTATGCACCCCTATCATCTTGCAATAATAACTAATGGCATCATGGCTACTCCAGGTCTGCCACCGATACCGCTCGCACACGCTCCAAAGTAAAAGTTTAGCTACTGGCGATAAATCTTCTCTCCCCGCGTGCGTGCGGTAAAGATTCCATATTTCTTTTTTTAACTTTGAATAATCGCGAAAGGCTTTATCGAACTCGATGGATATGAGTGCGCTTTCGCGCTCGCGCTCAATGTTCCCCGCGCTCACCCACCAGGAATTTTTTAATTCTTCTCTCATACTTCTCCTTTCTTTCTTAAGAGACACAAAACCCCTTAAGGGTTTTTGTCTCTATATATATATGTATATATATACGGATATTTGTAGCGTTTTGCTTATAGTGTTGTAGCGCTTTGCTATAGTCGTTGTAGCGTTATGCTACAAGCATTGTAGCGCTTTGCTACAAGCTAACCAATACAACTAGGTAACATAATGCACTAATCAAAGCTAATTTCATTAATAAATCATGGTTCATTCTTCTTTCTCCTCCTTGTCAAACCCAAAGGCTACTTGACTAATAATGTTCTCGATTCTTTTATAAGTATCTAAATCTTCTTTTGATTTGGTGGCCTGTCGATCTATCTCGGTGGCGTAATCACCGAGTACAGTAACAATAATATGTTTATCTTTTTCGCTTAGAATCAATCTCATTTTTTTGCTCCTTATTTGGTTTCTTCTTACCAAAGATTTTATCAAAATTATCTCTATATTCTTGGCTGTAAACTAAATCTCTTGGTTTATCACCTTTACCGCTCATTGTTCTATCTCCATGTTTTTTAATATGTGAGCAATCACTTCGATTGTCCAACCATTACCAAGCATTTTATAACGCTGAGTGTTACTCACATGATTAGTGTAATTATCTGGTACTGTTTGCAAGCGCTCACATTCAATAGGTGTTAGCTTGCGCCAATAGACTTCATGTTCTTCGGTTATTTGCAATATATGTTGTTTGGTTAATGCGCTTGTAAGGGTATTCATTTTTTCATCTGGCCTTTCAACCAAATGTCTCATATGCCTAGGCGACCAATCTTTTCCTGTTTTTCTTTTATGCTCATATCTTATTTGATTGGCTTCAGGTGTTCTAACTTCTGTCATGGCTCTAACATCAATTAACTTTTGCGGTATTCCTGTTGCATGAAAAGTACCGCTTCTTTCAAAGTTTGCTTTAGATGATTTGTAATACTGCGATTTAATTGTTTGCGACTTTTCTGGTAAGTCATTAGTATCGTCAACTAACTTTTGTGGCACTAAAATCATGCCATTGTTTCCAGAATCTTTAAAAACCATCTGTCTTCTACTTTTTTTTAAATAGTTTTCAACACTTGAACCTTTGTAATAGTTAGCATCTAGACAATGACTTTTATCTCTTTCGGTATTGAAGCCATCTTCGAGAACATCTTTCAAAACAATTCCTCTATCTTTTGGTTGCTCAACATTAGGAATGTTAGTCCAATAGTATCTCTGTCTTGATTGAGCGGAAACTAAAGAGCTATTAATAAAGATAGGTTCAACTCCCATGTACTCAGATATAACATCCAAGTATTCTTTTTTCATCTTCACATTTTCTAATAAAAAATATTTTGGCTGTAAGTATGAGATAGCTTTGTGAAACTCAAAAAACAACATGGATCGAGGATCATCAAATGCAAGCTGCTTACCAGCAAAACTAAATCCTTGACATGGTGAACCACCCATCACCAAATCAATCTTTGGCAAAGTAGACAAATCTAACTTGGTAATATCACCCACTTGAATAATCTCTGGGTAATTAGCCGCGCTCACTTGCATGGCATATTTATCAATCTCACTTGCATAATACTTATCAACTTTAATGCCTAGCCTATCCAAGGCTAACATTCCGCAAGACATACCATCAAACAGACTTAATACATTCACGACCGCCTCCAGGTAATTGTTCTACATCAAACCATCCGCACGGGTAATTAATCATATTAAAAATCTCCTATATTAAAGTTGCTCTCTTTGTAAGGCTCAAGCACCGCCTCTTTCCTAAACAATGTCTTGATTGATACATCAACCTCGGATGAATTACTTTTCACCACCGCACCCTTCACCACGCGCAACCGCTCATAGTCCACTCCATTATCAATACAAATTCTTTCAGCCTCTTCTTCATTCGCTAACCACAAGGCTATTGCTAACCTATGACCATCGACCAAAGAAGATGCGCCTCTGATCTTACTGCGCACATTCATCGGATCGTCATCAGCTTGGAGAGCCGCCTTTGACATATGATGAATACTTAGAGTGCAACAGTTAAAACGCGAGGAGATAGAGGCGCAAAGTTGACAGTAAAGTTGAGCAGCTTCATTAGATGAACTAATAGGCGCTCCACTCATGGCTTGGATTGGGTCAATGATGACCAATTCTAAATTCGGTATGGTTTCTAATTCAGCTAACAGCTCTCTAGCTTGATCGGTAATTTGTAAACCTTTTGAATCATCTCTGATAAGAATCAATGGTTCTGGTTGATCGGGGATTGTATGGGTGAATACATCATAAGGCGCATCGAATCTTTTATTGTCTTTATCCAAAGCATTGATTCGTCTATGGATTTCAACCAAGTCATCCTCGGCTGATAGTATCACCACATTACCGCCTTTAAGTATGGGATGATCGAACCACATTCCAGAGCCTTGCGATACTTTAATGGCTAAGTCTAATGCCATCATGGATTTACCCACCCCACCAATCGAGGCAAGGATTCCAGGCTTGCTTTGTTCTAACAGTTTATCCACCAACCAAACTTTTGGCGGCGGTTCTTTAACCAAGTTTCTAATAGGGTGTTTGGTTAGACCTAAACCTTGATTCAATATTTCTAATCTAACTCTATCTAATCCATGAGTTTTAGCTAAATCGTTATAGTCTCCTCTCGCGCTCGGCACGCGCACGAAACAGTTAGGAATGGAAGATGCTACCTCGTTAGCTTTCCTCTCTCCTACGCCGTTCTCATCGTTATCTAGGGCTATATATAATCTTGCTTGAGAAATCTTCCTAATATTAGTAACAGCCTCCATAGTAAAGTTCGCCGAAAATACGCAAACTGTCGGTATCTTCGTACTTTCATAAACTGTCGCGGCGGTTGAATAACCTTCGACAATGATGAGGTTTTCTTGCGTGGCTAATGTTGCTTGCTCGCACCCAATAAGAAAAACATTGCCTTTGATTTCGCTCGCGCTCACAAATCTTTTCTGTCCTTTCTTATCTATATACTGTAAACTACGCATCTCTCCGCTTACTGCTGAGATAACAGGAACAATTAAACTTCCGTTCAGTTGTTTCAATCCATAGCTTTTAACATTTTTACTATTTAGATACTCATGCGAGATCACGGGCTGACAGTTCTTATATCTTTCTTTTACTTCTTTAGCTACTTCATCATGCCTAACTTTCTTCGCTACTTCGGCCCGCTCAATAGCTTCTTCCATTCTTTTTTGTAGCGCTACTCTATCAATGTTTGATAGTTGATTGGTGTTAATGCTTGACCACTTGTGTTGTTCACCCGTTCGCCAGTTACCAAAAGTTGCAAAATAATTTCCGTCTAGCTCATTGATAACATACCATCCACTACGCTCATTGCCTTTGTCTGGTCTAACACCAGGCGCAGATTGTACGGGTACTCTTGTTACCTGCCCTGTTAAGTCTAATGAATTGACGAACAACCCTTGGTTATTCATCTCGCGTATTAAATCATCCGTGCTGTTGCCTTGACTGGCAAAAGCAAAGTTATCATCAATGACTAAGCCTTTCTCTCCATACCATTTAGTCAGTTCCATCTCTTAATGTTCTCTCCAATTGTCCTGTTTCTGCTTGATGGTTGGCCCAGTTAAGATATTCTCTTACAGCCTTACCAAATAACAGTTCTCTTTTTTCTCTATCCCATTCGTGCATAACATAAGAACCCGTGTCCTTCGCTATCTTGAGATAGATGTCTTTCGTTTGTTTGATAGCGTAATCTAAGCCCTCGTTGCTCATCTGCGCTACATTCTTGAGTTGTTCACCTTTCTTTAATTTATCTAGGTGATCCATACTACAAGCTCCTAGCCATATGTAATCCTTACCATAAACAAAACCCTTCGCTGGCGCTCTACAATAAGCGCACAGCGATGGTTTACTTACTAATGGATTAAAAAGGGATCTTGTCGCCAAGATCGTCTTCTACTTTCGGAGGTGTCGGCGCACTTGCCTCTACCTTCTTACCCTCTGCTGGTTGCCAGTTGCTACCAAACTTAGAGTCGATCTCTGGGTAGTTGTTTTCGTTTAGCTTTAACATACAACTAACTGTCTTACCATTGAGCTCGTTAGTGTCTTTTAAAGTTCCAGTAATGCCAGCTGCCTTTGCAAGACCTGCCATTTCTTTCATACCAAAACCAACATACTTAGGATTGTCATGCGCAACAGTTACAGTAAAACCTGTTTGTAATCCTGTTCCCGCAATCCTAAAGTTAAGTTGCATACCCATCCAACCATTCTGACCCGATCTTAATTCTTCATTAGTATTCACATACTCAAGATCATATCGTCCTGGTTTTATATCCGTTTGTTGTTCGACAACTTCCACATCGCCGAAAAAATTACTTATATCCATATTGATACCCTTTATATCTATATATTAATTAACCTGGATCGTAAGAATCATAATCAGATAAGTATTTGATTAAATCCTCACAATCCGCCTGCATTGAAATAAGCCAATGTAATCCGTCAGTAGGTAAAGAGTTGTCCTCTGGATTGATAGAATCTATATGTTTATTCAAGATCATATCAAACAGTTTTAAGGTTCTCTTTACTCTAGCGACTTCTCCTAATCGGCTCATTTCAACATTTCCTCTCTTATGGTTGCCCAATCAAAAGGCATTTCACTAGGCAAGCCATATCTATTCTTGGCCATATAACCAGGTGCTTGCTCAGTAAAAATAGTTCTGTCGCCAGCAACAGTCTTGGTAGTCATACCCATCTTGCCTTTGACTTGTACAGTTCCAACTTTATAGTTGGCAAAAAAGACTGCATCGCTATGTTCTACTAATAAGTCAGCAGCTTTACGATGTAGTTTGATTTCATGTCGATCATGTGGATCATTAGATGGGTCTTCATATCTGCGAATCTGATTGTGTGCAATCTGTATTACAGTCATAGACTTCTCATCTCTAAGTCTGTTAAGAACTTCAACATACTCTTTCCACTTATCAAGAGCTGCAACATAGCCTTTACCATAGGCAGGTGTATCTATTTGCGCCCAACCATTTTCTTTACAGACATGATCCCATAACAAAGTTTCTAACCAGTCTAATGAATCAATACAGGCAACACGAAACTCGTGATCTTCTGTAAGTAAAGAATTTAAGTTAGTCATAAACTCTTCATAGCTTTTGGCTACTGGAAAGTGATCGCACTCAATCTTTCCGATACCATCTTCAGATTGTACGATTACACATTTATCCATGCTTGCGGCAAATGATGTTTTACCGATACCACCTGGGCCATAACATATGAGCCTTGGCGGTTTTACTTTACCTTTCTTTTGAATTGCAGCTAATGACATTACACACCTCCCTTAGTGTTATGCACTAAATGATGTAGTGCGTTAATTTTTTCATCAATAATGCTATTAAAAAAAGCATCGTTAGTAGCTTGTAATCTAAGTGTAGCTGACACTTTCTGATACAAGGGGTCTATAGTCGGAGTAATGTCCTCTTCGTATAGGGTATATTCCTTATCGTCTATGTTGTAAGACAAGACGGGTTCTTTCTTTGGTTTAACCATATTTCTCTCCAAGAGTAGTTTTATAAGTATCACAATCTGCTTTAGCATTACAGAATCTGCAATGATCTCCCGCAACAAATTGTGGGTTTTCTTCGTCACAAGCATCAGTAGCTTGTTTCAAATCGTTGTAGCCCCAATCAACCAAATTGGTAGCTGAAATCTCATATGTTCTTATAGGGCCATCTTTATGCCAACCGCGTGGTTGTACAATGGTCAGCTCCATAGTGGTATTCTCATCCCCATACCGCGCGAGCGCACCCAGTCCATAAATCATTAACTGCTTATTCCTTTCGACATCTACACCCCACTTACCAGACTTCAAATCTATAACCGCAATGCGATCTTCACCAATTAATATTGTGTCAGCAGTTCCAAAACACTTTGTGGATATCTCATCCATAAAAACTTTTTCTTCTATCAACATCTTGGCGTTAAGTTCTTCTTTTCTTTTATGTATGTACTCTACATAGGTTTCCGCGCACGCAATCATATCCTCATCAACTTCTATCTCGAAGTCTTCGACCACCTGAACTTTACCTAACCAATAGTCACGCAATGTCATGTCTTTGAGTCTGCCCTTCAAAAGCATCTCACACATCTCATGGATAAGTGTTCCTGTAGCCGCAGGGATGCCTACCTTATATTCTGCTGAATAGTTTAGGTACGCGCTCGCTGGGCATTTAAACCAGCGATCTGAGGATGAGGGGCTAAATATTGCGTGAGCCATTGGAAACGTATGAGCTTTCTTCTAATTGCTTGATCTCTGCTAGATCATAAAGAATTTTACCGCCAATCTTATAATAGTTAGGGCCTCCGCCTTTACGCCTTAAATTTGATAGCGCGTGTGGATTTTTGCCCCACCTTTTAGCTAGTTGCTTAGTGTCTATAAAGACTCTATCGGTGTCTGTCATTTCCTAATACTCCCTTTTTGTATTTGAATGTTGTTAAATTTACACTAAAGTTATATGATATGCAAATATATTTATAAAAAAGGAGAAGAAATATGAGTATAGATAATGTAACCCCAGAGGAATGGGATCAAGCAATCGATATGCTTGCGATCAATAACCAGGTAGGTGGACAACATTATAAAGGCAATGGCATACAACCCATTGAGTATATTTACGCAAATGGTTTGTCATGGTCGATGGGTAATGTGTTGAAACTTATTACCAGAGATAAGGTTAATAAGGTTGAAGACTTACTTAAAGCCAAGCATTACATTGACCTTGAACTACAACTTGTACATGGTGTAGACGGAGAGGGTAACAAAATAGGCCCATATACCAAAGAGGTAAAGGTCTAGGAGTAAAGCAATGAACTTGTTTGATTTTGAAGACCCAGTTCTAAATGAAAGGAACAACAATACGCCTGTTTATATAAACAGATACATTGCGCGTTCTTTGATAGATGTAGCTGGGTTGGAAAAAAAAGATCCTCAAGCATTAGCGGAGTATTTCCTACAAGTAGGAATAAACTCCCTTAAGCATTACAAGGATCAAGAAGTTAAATTTGATATTGAGAATCTTTAACTAAGATTTTTTAATATATCTTTGATGTTTTTGATAGCATCATTGTTCTTCATGTGTTCATCATTGATGGTTAGTTGAGCTTGGTCTAAAGGTTTAGAAAACACCACATTTCTGTGAGTTATAGAAACAAAAGCAAATAAATCTATTTCATTGTTTTTATATTTTCTGTGTGCAACTCTTTGACCCTTACGCATATCAAACCGCCAGTTGCCTCTGTGTTCTTCTATTTTGGATTGAGTTTTGACCTGGCATTTATACAGCTTTAGGTTGTGTTCAAAGATGATGTCTGCGGATGCGTTGTGTGGAACGATGGTTACTGTATCGCAAACTTGAGAGAGGATTGCTGCTGTGAGATATTCACCAAAACGACCAACTCGTTCTGTTGCAAGGGGCATGGGTTATTTTTCTATTTAAGCGACCTTAATAATTGTTGCATAGGGTCTTCTTCTTTTTGGGTTGCTTCAAATAACCTTGTATATGGCAATGATTGCATTGCTGGGCTTCCTATACGAGCCGCCTGTCCACCCCTGTAAGCAACCTCTCCAACCAACCTGGGAGTTTGTGCTGCCAACAATCCCAAAAGCTGTGGTTTATTAGCTCCCATAGCAGCCATAAAAGAAATTGGCTGTGCTATTTGCTGTAAACCTTTAGGCGTATATCTTGCCAAAGATTGACCAGCAAGCCTTTCCATTAAATTTGTTCCAGATACTTTGGCTATTTCTTCCAACGACTTTAGTCTAGTACCCTCTCCTGGTATCTCTTTAATTGCAGATTGTAGTTTTTTTGCTGCTGTGTCTACTGCTTTTTTTCTCCCTAAAGATAAAGCACTTTCTATTTCTTTTCTTGCTATTTCTGCTTTAGAAAACTCATCCATAATGTTTAAATACTCAGGAGAGGTTTCTGCGATAATTTTTCTAATTCCACTACCAGCACTAGAAACCAAAGCAGAAACATCATCTGGATCTGTTTTATTATTATATCTTTTTCCAATAAGCCTTTTTAACCCATCTAAGCCATAAACAGTATGCAGGCTTGGATTGTCTTTAAATTTTGCAACATCATCCTTAATGCTTTTTAAAACATTTTTGCCGTTATCACTTAATATAAGTTCGCCCTCAACAGAAAATGATTTTTCTAAATTATTTATAACTCTGTCAACTTTTGAAAAATCTATCTTAGATTCACCAGATGCCAAAGATGACATTCCAGAACGATATGCAGCTTTTTTTTGTTCATCTATAGTTGATAATGCGGTTTTTGCATCTTGAACTAAAATTTCTGCATCTTCAGCCCCAGACATTCCTTTTCTAAATGCTTGAGCTTTTTGTCTTTTTGTTGGGTCTAATGAAAGGCTAGACTTTCCAGATTTAAAAGCAACCTCTATTGGTAAATCAGAAACTCCAGATGTAATCCCTAAAATCTTTTTTGTGCCGTAACCAGTTGTTCTTATTGCCTTTAAAGGAAGAAGCGCTGGGTCTAATGTTTGTGAAATATTTTTTGCTACATTGCCTACTTTTTCTAAATTTTTAGATTTAGCAATTTTACCAGCTTTGCTTATAACAGCTCCACCACCGCCAAATATAACTGTTGCATCTGCAATAAAACCAACTGGATCAGATGCAAATGTTTTTTTAATATTATCTATTCCTCCATACCTATCTGCAAAATATTCTCCCACAGCTCTAGCAACCTCTTCGTTTGCTTGTTCTCCAGGTATAAAAAGCTCATAAATTCCTTGACCCAAAGTTCCCAAATCTTTAACTGTTTGTATAGGATGAATAAATGGTTGAACTATATCTTTGCCAAATTGAACTGCGCTTGGGCCTAAATTTTCTGCGGCAGAAAATAACACTTCTTTTGCTGACAATTCTTTTCCGCTTTTCTGAAGTTGACTTTTTACTGAATCTGGTAAATCTTCTAATTTTATTTGTTTTACAGCCATATTTATTCCTGTGTAAACTGCAAAGTTTCACCGCTTGGAGTTATATAAAATAAATTATCACCTTGTACTCCAAGAAGCCTAGAGCCATCTGGAATCCCCTCTGGAAGATATGTTCTATCAACAAACTCTTTCAATTCTTTTTCTTTAAATTTTCCAAAGTTACCAGATTGAACAGCAGCATTATAAAATTCTGTTTGTTGATTATACCTTTCTATTTTTTTGCTTAAAATATCATTTATCAATGGAAATACAATTGTTGGATTTTGTAATAATGTTACATCTCCCCCCAAAGCATCCAATATTCTTTGCCAATCTTGCTCTGTTAAAACTCCTGGTCCAGCTATTTCTAATCTATTAGATCCAACCAATCCTTGCAAGTTTCCAGCAGCAATTTTTAAAGCAACTTCTTGTTCTGTTAATTTACTGTCTCCTGCTATAGTTTTTAATGCAGTTGTAAATCTGTTATAAAGTCTTTCTATACCTATTGGTGTTTTTTGTAAATTATTCAAATATTCATTTAATCTATCTATAGATTGACTTGATGTTAAAAGATTGTCAGATTCTTTTCTAAATTCTTTAAAATCAGCATAATATTTTGCTGGCTCTCCCGATGTTGTTGGCCTTACTTCTGGATACAATTGTCTCATCTCTTCAAGGGATAATGACTCTCCTGTGTTAGGAGATTGAAAAAATAATTTATTTCCTATCATTATTTCTCTAAATGTTTGGCCACTTTCTTGATCTTTCCACAGAGAACCCTGTTTTGCGGTTGGATCTTTAGGTGTTCTAGCCTCTAATCTCGCAGCCTCTTGCTGTTGCGCTATCTGCATCCTTCTTGGATCACCAGATAATTTAGCAGCTGTCTGTGATAGTCTATAAGACAGCTCTTGCAATCCAGCCATTCTAGCTTGTTTCCTTTGCTGTTCTCCGCTTAATTGCATGGGATCATAACCACCCATTCTAATTAAATTATTAGATAACCTACTACCAACTCTTGTTAATGTACTTGGTTGCTCCAAGCCTAGAGTGCCTGTTTCTGGAGAGGTTTGAAATTGCGGCGTTAAATCCAATGTTTCTGTTGGAGATGGGATGCCGAATACTTTTGATAAATCGTTTACTGCCATGATTTAACTCAGACTAAATACATCACTAAGGGTACTATATAAATCTACAGCGCCAGATGCTTTGTCAAGAAAAGACGGACTGGTTCTGTCGGTTTGTGTTACATTTTGTGGTTGCCCAAACACAGCTTGCGACAATAAACCAAGTTGTTGCGGGCCATATCCCAAAGCTCTTTGGAACTCTTGATAAGGAACATCCAACGCACCTTGTTGTAATCTTTGTTGTTGTAAACCAATTTGACCAAGCTGACCCAATCTTTGTTGCTGTATTGAACCCACGCCCCCAAGCAATCCTGCTTGTTGCGCTCTTGCTTTTAATTCTAATTCTGGGGCAAACATTGCCATTTGCTGCTGTCTTGCGATATCTGATTCGGCAGCTCTTTGTGCCTGTTCAAAACCAGCTTGTCTTAATGCGGCTGAAGTTCTTGCCTTTTGTTCTATGTAAGGTCTGGTTGCTTCAGTTTCCAATAAAGCAGAACGAGAACCACCAAATGCACCAGCTTTAATTGCTCTTGATTGTGCTAGTTGCTGTGCAATATCAGATTGTCTCTGAATATCAGCCATGGTTTGATCGATAACTTGTTGTTGATAGGGCGATTGATATGCACCTATGTCAGCTCCTAACAATGAGCCAACTTGACCTACCTGTGGTGCTTGTTGTTGAGCTAATCCTTGTAAACCTGTTAATGGATCATACTGCATCCCAGTTTCAAACAAACCTCGGGTGGCTTGAAATTGTCTAAGTTGATCTGGGTTAAATCCAGCAATTCTTGATCCTGTGTATGGTACGAATGGCTGTTGCGCAATACCTTTGGCTCTGCCGTAAAGGTCTTCGTACATAGCCATTTGCGCAGGATCGACTTGTGTAGATGATGTTTGTTTAGAGCCGCCGCCCTTGGTTGCTCCGTAAACCGCTGCTCCTGCTGTAATAAATGGTAATGCTTGTGGCATATTCTTTTCCTATAAATCTTTGCTTAATAAAACTTCTTGCTTAAATCCAAGTGGTTTTGTTTTCCTAATCCACCCTTTTCTGCCGCCACCATATAATCTTTTGATGCCAGCTTTTTTTGCAAATTTTTCTATGTGTTTTAACATTTCTTCAAATTCTTCAAAGTTTCCACCAAATACCAATATATTCATTGATAACATTTGCGGAAAAGGTATTAACTCTGTAACCATGGCTGATTTTTTACCTGGCCATAATAAGGCTATTCCACTTCTTATTTTATCTTCTATGTCTTCAATTGTATAGGTATCTTGATATTTCATGGCTTTAACAAGCAATGGCTTACAGCGTTCCCACTGTACCTCCCACTCTTCGGGTTCTTTTTTAATGGGTATAACTTTATTAGTCGCCTTTTCCATACTCAACGATACTCATGTGTATATCTAAATTACCAGCATGATTGCCTTGTACTTTAATAATTTCACCTTGATGAATAATAATAGGTCTTTCTAATAGCTCTGTAGTGCTGTTAGCACTAATAACTTTGCCACTAAATAAATTAAAAGTATCTGTATCATGCGTATTAGTTACATCTATTTGGGTTTGTTGACCTTGATGCTCACATACTAAAAATGATTGAATAATAGAAAAAGTAAAATCATCACCAGAAGGTGATGTATAAACAGTGTAATCAGTGTTAGCCAAAGTAATGTTCATATGAATGTTTTCCGCCCTTTGTATGTACTGTCTTTGTGAGGATAAATCCATTATCTTTTACCTCTTGGTCTTACATCCAAGCGTATATTACCTACTTGGAAATCTTGTGTGGTACTGCCTGTGACTGTCATTTGCACTTGTCTTGCTGTAAACCTAGCATCAGTATAGCCATCACTTTCAAAAGTAAATGATCCAAAGTCCGTAACTGGGCCTAATGGAGTAAATCGACCTTTGAAACTGAGGGTAACGCCAGGTAAAGAGTTAGCTTCTTCATCTGGTAATATTTGATTGCATTGCACATAGTTATCACCATTGCCTATTTGTATAGGCCCTGTTTCGCAAAATGGTACTTGTGAGTTTAGATTAGGTGAATTATTTAATGTGGTTGATTCATGTTCATAAACAAAGCCTTGAGAGTCACCAGCTATCGGATAAGTAAATGCTCCTTGGTCAATCCAAAAACCTCTATCCATAGAGCCAATAGACCATACATTGCTGTTGTAGTTCCAAATAACATATTTATTAGAAGTGTATTGACCATCACCGCTTGGGAATCCCCACCATATCTCATTAAAGTTAGAGTTGTGTCCACCCCAACAAGCGCCCCTACCCGATACATTAATTTGGTCAAAGACATAATCATGCACTTCGCAAGGTAATTCTCTAACACTACCATCGTAAATATAAAAAGCGTTTTCACCCATCCATGCAAGGAAGTTACCAGTAGATACAACTGTTCTAGAACTAATTGATTTACAGTTAGTACCTGCATCGGCTATACCATAGACAAAAGGTGATCCAGAATAAAACATTCTGTTAATACCAGTATCACTAAAAATAATCACATCAGATCTGTATTTAACACCAAACAAGGCTCTACCGCCTGTAGGTATTTGTAAGTCTCCTGCTGTGTTTGTGGCCTTCGATGTCCAGTTGTTACGATCTTCCCTGTTTGACCAAGCAACCTTCCTAGGGTCATCTGACGAGCCTATAGCCACTAAATGTCTTTCATTGGTGACTAAGGTTGATAAATTGCCTGTGGGTGCGTTGGTTACTGCGGTTGCAATGGTATCAGGTGAGCCACCTGAAGAGTCTGGTTGCCATTTGTAGATATTGCCATCTTTAGAGAAAGTAAAGACTAGATCTTCACCCCAGTTGTCAAAAGAAAAATAACCAGCTTGTAAGATTAAACCTGATTGACTCCTGGCATCACCATAGTCTTCTTCGCCATAATGATATGCACCAAAGCCTAATGGGTCATCACTTGCATCATTAATAAAGCCTACTGGTGTAATATCTGTCCAAGTATTGTCATACAAGACATAAACTTTTTCTCTTGTACCAACTCCTAAAACATTGTTACCAGCATTATCTTTATAACCATATAAACCTATGATAGCTCCGTCTAATGCTGTTGCTTTAAGTTTTTCCCACCCGCCTATAGGTTTTAGATATCCGTTTTCAAAACGCACCAAATCACCATCGACCCAACGCCCTTTATTGGCGTAGTCTGTGCCATTGGTTACGATTCCTGCGGGGGGTGTTATTGGAAATAATGCCATAGCCTTATTGTATAAGACCTCGCTTTATTAGTCATTAACTAGATGGAGGTGTTGGCCATTCTCCTAATGGTCTAACAGGTGGTTCAGCATCATTGTATTCATACAAGGCTGCTAACTCATCAACTGTGGTACAAGCATCAATTTTGCTTTGCATATCTGCTGCTGTGCTTCTGACATCAGTTCTAAAAGTAGACCAATCAGCAGGAATGGCTGTACCAGCTTCCTGTTCTCTGACCACATACCAATCATTAGGCTGTAATAAACCATAGGCTTGATTGATAATCACTTGATTGTGATTCCATTTAAGACCATGAGTTTTTAAATCACCAACCGACTTTCCTTCTGGTATTAAATCATCTTCCTCATCTTGAGATGTATAATTTGAATCATCTAATTGCTTAGGTGTGGCTGTACCATAAGATGCAGTTACCACATCGTTAGCGAAATCAAAAGATTGATTGGTGTTGATGTAATAAGAAGGGTTTTTAAAGTTGCTGTTATCTACAACCACTTCATAAATGCCTATTGCTTCTAACTCTTCGGTAGACCATACAGACATAATGTTACTTGGGTATTGGTTGTCCCCAATGGTTATTGCTTTAGGTCTGGTGTAAACCTTACTTACTTGATTGTTTTCTACTAATGCCCACATATTAATTCCTATTATATATTATCTTGCTGTTGTTGGTATACCTGTTGATGTTGCGAATGGTGATTCTGCAAATGCCATGTAGATGTATGTACTACCACTACCATTACTTTGTGAAACTGTATCTCTTAATTTAAAACCATTACTTAAAAAATCAAGACCATAAGTTGATTGTGTTTGTTCTGCATTAGTCAAGTTTGGAAATAATCTTGACTCCATCTCATTAAAAGTATTTCTTTTGTTATCCATAATTATCCAGTTGCTTGTGGTATTAGTTCTCTTTAACATAACAAAAGCAG